AGTTTGTAAATCCCCAATTAAGGGGAAGCGAATGACGGGGATCGAACCCGTGACACCAACTTGGAAGGATGGGATGTTACCGCTACACCACATTCGCAGATGTAATCATTAAGAGATCTAAACTGAGATTTGGGCGACCCCTCAACTGATTACCCTTATATTATAGGGCATTGGTTCTGAGGTGTCAACCCCCCCTACCAAGGTCCACCGTATGCTGGATCATTGGCATAACCAAGAGCCTCATTGAGTTCGGTTAATCTTTCAATATTTTCTTGCAGTTGCCTGTTAAGACCCCAAACTTGCAATTCATATTCTCCTTTTATCTTTTGTGTTGCTGTAGCAATACTATTCTGAGAAGACACTGTACCAATTCCAGAATTATATTGAGATATAAGAGAACTTACATCTACTGCAGGACCAATAATATCAAACACCTTTCCTAACTCAGATCCACCATTTTGAAATAGTCTTGTGCTTACACCAAGTCCAACATTAGAAGATGTAACAGTGACATATCCCTCTCCATTAAATGGATAGTCGGACCCATAATTTCCTCCAGAAATTTTTGGGTAATCATAAGATTTAAGAACATCTGCTGTAATTGTCCCATATGCAATAATTACAGACCCCAATCCAACAATACCTAAAGATGAAGCAGTAGCAGTTCCTACTCCAGATACAACACTTCCATATTGAGAGCTAATATTTGCCGTACTAGAACCATATCTTGTCGTTAATAAACCAGTATTCCCACCAATAGCAACAATTTGGACTTTAATTGCATTTGCAGCATTTACAGTATTTAAACTTTGCTGAGCAGCATTTGCAGATGGTCCATTAAAAGCATCTCTTAAAGAAGAGGCAATAGAAATTCTTTGTGGCAATATTTGATTTTGCCTTAAAAGAGTTTCCTTATCTTCTTGTAATTTAGTTACAACAATTCCCATAAATCATTATATGTATTTTCTATATTTATTGTGAAAGTTGCTCTATTATTAACTGGATATATGAGGAATTGGGAGAACCACTTCCAAAACATAAAAACCAATATTATTGACAAATATTCAACTGATGTATACATCAGTTCTTACAGTTATTCTGAACTTTACATGGGTTCTGATATAGTTCAGATAGATGTAGATGACATAATAAAGAAATATAATCCAAAAAATTATTTGTTTAGAGATAAAGAAACTCTTCCAGAATTTAAATTCAAATCAAATGGATTAGAGATAAATGGAAGAGAATGGTCATATAGAATATTAAGACAATGGTATACAAATTATCTGGGATTACGAATATTTGATCCTAGAGAATATAATATTGTAATTAAATGCAGAGCAGACTTCTCTATAAAAAACTTTCACCTTCAAACAAATAAAGACTTGGTTTTGCCTGTGTGGAAGGTTCATCCAGGTCCATGCAATCCAGAAGATTCATATGTGGATTACTTTGCACATGGAAATGGATATTGGATGAAAAAATATCTTAAATTGTATGAAAAAACAAAAGAGATGCATGATAATGATTGGGGTGATGTCTCCTTGGGAGAAACCCTAATCAAATCATACATCGATAGGTATATTGGTTCTGAACATATCACATTAGATTATGATATGGATTGGAAGATGAGAGATGAACCTTGGATGTCTGAGGTCCAGAACATTTATAAAAAACACGACCCTCTCAAAGTTGTAACCATTGAGAAGGATGTGTAGAACCCTGATGGTAATCTGGATTTTGTGGTTTTAAAGTAACACGAATATCACCAGGAATCACAAGACGTTCACCCTTTCTCTCAGTAAACTTTTGAGTAAAGTGCCCAATTTTACTTGGAAAAATTACTACACTACCCTCGATAGGGGTAATACTATAAACATTACAATTATAACGATTATATCCAGTGATTAAATTCTTTTGTAGTGCCTCAGTGAACATATCACCAACACATTCATTAGGATTTTTTTCTTGTGCTACGCAAAATTTATCAGAAGTCTCATCAGTTTTAACATAATAAACAAAACTCAAATCTGATGCATTGTGATTATGAGGTTTTACAGATGGTGTCTCATCATCTTGATGATATCCAACCCAAGATTTGATAATATGATAATCTAATTTTGAATAATCAACATTTAAATATCCAAAATAATTATCAACATGTGTACGTAATTCTTCAAAAAAAGGTTTACAAGACTTTTTTTGATGAACAAAAATTCTACCAGAATATTCTGGACTTTCATTCTGATATCCATCAAACCAATAGTCACGAAGTTCATCAAGATTACTCTTAATTTTTTCGTGACAATCCACCATTCCCTGATAAACAATCAGGGGGAATGCTTCATGTACTCTATGCATCACTTACCGTTAATATTATATTCCTTATTATCCCCTGGATAGTCTGCTGGTGTCAAGCCTTGATACTCAGAAATATTTTTATTTGTATCAATACGTTCACCAAACACAACATAATCACAATTAATTGAAGTTCCAGAATTATTTTTGATATGAATTTTATTACCCCATTCAATTTTATCGACAAATAATTCTTGCCAATGTCCATTTGGAGTTAACGTTATCGCTAAAGTTTCCATATCAACAAAATCTTTCCAATAATCTGGCAACTCAATATAAGAGTTATTTACTAGTTTTCCACGCAAATATACATCTGCAGTTGGTCCTTCCAGACAAATATATCTAAGACGATGTTCTTGTTTTGTTGGGTGTTGAATATCAAAAGATTTCTTAGAATCCCAAACTGCAGCCTTTGCATTTAATGAACTAACTGATGCAGTTTTAACATCTGCTGCTTGAACAATTTGATCCGCCTTTAAATTTCCAACCTTAACGTTATAATGAATCCAGGGAGTACATGCTTCTTTTGGATAATCATCATCCCCAGTCAAAGATTTTAAAATATAATCAAATTTTGTAGAGAATGGTCCTTTAATACCTTTATCTCCACAATTTCTTCGTCCAACTCTTTTTGATACAAAAGTTCCTTCTTCAGCCATTTTTAATCCTCCTTAACATCATAATGATATCCAGATACAGAGTATTCATCATTATTACCTGGATAATCTGCAGGGGTAGAACCTTCGTATTCAGGAATTAGTTTTTCACCATCTTTTCTTTCACCATAAACATGATAAAAGCAATGTATTGGGAATCCATTATTTTTTATATAAATTTTATTATCTTTAATATCCTCAACAACTAGGTCTTGATTTATTCCAATCGGTGTTAAATTAACAGTTATAGAATCTTCATCAACTAAATTTAACCAGTATTCTGGAAGTTCTATAATATTTTTTTTAGTTTTACCTCGAAAATATACATCATTAGATGGTCCTTCTGGGCAAGTATGGCGAAGTCTCCACCCCTCTTTTGTCGGGTGTGGAATGTCAAAATTCTTTTTAGCAGAAAGAATATGCCCACCACAACGTGACATCACTTCACCCTGAGCAATAATATTATTACCAGCACTAATGTTACCATTTACATCGAGATGTGTAAAAATAGCAGCATTACCAATTACACCTAATGAATAAGGTGAATTGTTACCAGTACATAAAGCACCAGGAATAATATTTGGTGGAGAGTCTGAGTTTTTATTTGGACCAACCATCAAGGTAGCTTTTGGTCCTGCACCAAAAACTTTTGGATCTCCAACAACTTCTGGTCCTTCTACATACGCAGATCCTCTAATTTCTGTTGGTCCCAATCCCAATACAAGTGACGGATCACCAACACCAACAAATAATCTTTTTTTAACTTCTACGTCAGGTAATTTCATATTAAGTCGAGTCCCTTGCTTCTTGATTTTCTAAGTTAGATATTCCTTTAGATTTTTTAACGGAGGTAGCACCATCTGCACAATCAATTAAACCTCCAGCAAAATTTAATGTATTTTTGCCAACTACTTCACATAATCCAGAAGAGAAAAATTTTGCTACTGAAGATGCATTAAGTTCAATATTTTTAGAACGAATAATTACTTTTTCATTAGCATCAATATTTACAAATCCACTTTTGTTACTATCACCATTTGCTCTAATATCAATATTTTTTGCTTCCATCATTATTCTACCATTTGGAGCACGAATAATGATATCCCCATCAACAGCATTTAAAACAAATGATACATTTGTTACTGGATTATTACCACACCAAATCTGATAGACTCCAGGACATCTATTAATTGTTCCACCAGCCATAGTCCCAGTAGACATAAGCTGCATATAATGTTCCGCAGCAGGTGCTGGAGGACCATTACGTATCATTACACCAGCAACATGATTATTAATATTAATGTGCCCAAATTTTATTTGCCCATAATCATTACCAAGTTTTAATGGATTATGTATTTTAGCCTTTGTCATTAAACTTTACCCACACAATCTACTACTCTAATAATATTGACATTTTTGGGAACTTCACCATCAGTATCATCACCAAATCTACTAACACAAAATATAGGATTCAATTTTGCATTATAACCTGTTTCAGAATTAATGTAAATATTTGGTCTTTCAGTAAATCCTTTTCCACCATCAATAATATTAATTCCAGTTAATACACCAAATGGTCCAAAAATTGGTTCTACAACAGCTCCACCAGTATTTGGTTCTATGACAATTTTATCTTCACTAGAATAATTTATACCAGCATTCTCAATATCAATACCACAAAGATATAAAATTACAGGATAAGAACCAACATTAATTCTTGGGAAAGATTTAAAATCTGTTCCTCCACCAATACCAGTTCCAGGTACAGAAATATTATTAGATGCAGTATCAGTTCCAGCAAATCCTATACTTGAACTACCAGTACTACTTCCAGCAATTCCAATATTAGTAGGATCAAAATTAGTAGGATTATTAGAACCTCCACCCAAAACGGCAATAGTGTTCAATATAGTCCTATCTTCTGGCCTAATTACTCGATCACCACCTCTTAACTCTGGAATTATTTCTTCACCTGGATCATAAGGAAGATCATAACTACCACTAGATCTTTGAACAATTGTTTGATTATTTGTTGCCCACGTTCTCCCATCACCACCAAGATCTCCATTTGGTGAGGGTAAATATCCATACCCTTCATCTAAAATAACTACATTTGATACGGACCCAGTTCCATTTCCACTACCATCATCATCAATTACAACTCTACCTCTACTACCTTTACCTTTTCCACAAGGATCTTTAAAATTAACATATGGTGCTTCAGTATATCCAAATCCACCTGCAATTATATCAACACCCAATAAATCTCCAGAAGCACTTATTATAGCATTTCCTATGGCACCAGATCCACCACCACCCCAAATTTGAACTGCGGGGGGACCACAAAATACTGGTCCAGTATTACAAGCATCAAATGCAGATCCTTTACCAGAAATCATGTTGGAGAAATTAATATTCAAATCATCAATACTGGATAACCCAGATACACTAGCAGCAATACCTTTAGCCTTACTTATAATAGAATCGAAATCAAAAATAGATCCAGGTTCTCCAGCTTCAAATATATCCCATTCTTTAGCTTGTGGGCATTCTTGTTTTTCATCACATAAGAAAAATCCAAGAATCGCTTTAAGAAGTCCAAGAATACCATCAGCGATACTAAAAACTGTACCCAAAATAGAAGATAAAGTTCCAAGTATTTTATCTACTAGTCCACTAACAAGACCCAATATATTACCTAATAAATTGGCAATAAAGTTTTCAACTACACATTCAGGAACAGTGATAAATTTATCAAAAGCATTAAATAAAAATCTACCAACCATTTTAATTAGATTGGCAATTAACTTATTAAACAAACAAATTATTAATTCTACAACAGTATCTTTTGCAGCTTTTACTTTATCTCTATCTGGTGGATTTACCAAATAATAAAGTTTTTTTGTTTTATCATTTATTTGTTCCAAAACATATTTTCTAATTTCTTCAAATACCCATTTGAGTGCTTTAGAAATAAATTTTGCCGCTTTGTCAATTAATTTTTGAATGTAAGCTTTTTTATCAGCAATCCAACCTTGTGCAGAATTTTGCCATCTTTTCAATTGACTTTGAACTTTTTCAATATCTTGTATTAAACCTTGAATTGATTTTTGAATTCCTCTTAAAGGAATTTTTTCACAGTCTGATGGTGCTGCTACAGCAAATTTAGGTTCATTTAATATGTCTAAATCAGAAATACTCCAAATATTTGGATAATTTATTCCTTCTAAAGGTAATCCCTTTGCTAAAGGTACATCATATCCAGCGACAATATCTTCAGGAGTATATCCACTGTAAGGAGTAAATGCTGCGTCAGATGGTTGAGTTTTTACTAATTCTGTTTGATCATTATTTACTTTAACACCCAACATTATGGGATTGGTTTTTGTAGAGGGACTTCCCCAAATACCCCAAACTCTAGTTCCTTGAGTAATTCCAGGGGTTATTCCAGTACCTTTATGCCCAGATCCCATAATAGTTGTAGGGACTTCAATCCAAGGAAGAGCAGAATCTGGAAGTATTTTTTTATCCGCAGGATGAACATGTTGTATTCTCACCTTGACACGATAAGCCCAATTTTGTAATTGCTCTCTAGTTTCAAGACCCTCATCATCTCTGGGCCATTCACTTCTAGGTGCAACAATTCCTTCCCATATTAACCATGGTTTATCCGATTCAAATAAAAAAGATCCAGCAAATTCCATTTATTAACTTTCGTATATTCTACATTCAGGAGCATCAGGATTTTCATCACAAAATAATTCTAAAGGAGAAGGATCGTGATCATCATTTGGATGATTTTCTTTATATGATTCTAATGACTTCAATTCATCTTCGGTGTGACGACGACATTGAGGAGAAGTTAAAGGATCATCAAGAATTTTTTTATCCTGTTCAATATGTTGATTGATGGTATCCATGATTTTTACCTTGGTTTTCTTCCAAATGAATCACGAACCAAATTTATCTTTGTTAGAGTTGAACTTGGTGTAATGTGAAAACATATATCTGATATCATATATATACCACTTAATTCCTTGTCTGCCATAATTGTGTCCTTTTCACCTTGTTCTGGGAAATCACAAAAAACTAAATCACCAGCTCTTAATGAACAATCTCCTGGAATAATAATACTTAATATCAGAGTAAAAACCTGATTATATCTCATAGAAGATTGAATAAGAACATTATTAGAATCTAAATTTTCTTTTGTCGATTTTTGAAGTTGAGCCTTACTATTGTTTGCTGGTTCGGGTAAATGCCCAACATCCATTCTTTTATAAGATCTTCTAGTTGCACCCTCAAAACCTTCACCTAATTTGGGAGACTCTAATCCACCAAGTTCTTCCTGCTGTTCTGATGACAATTGCTTAGTGGTTTTAAATTTATCTGTATATGGATCAAACGATTCCATTTTACTTTCATAAGATCCCATAATCAAATTAGACATTACATCAATTGTTTTGCTGGCATCATATCTTAATATTTTAGCATCATATCCTGGTGGAAGTAATGTAGTTCCATTAAAAATATATTTTTTTACGGGTTCTTGTTCAAATAATTTATCTATAGATTTAAATTTAAACCCATCATAAGTTTCAAATAAAAAATATCCAGCAGAAGTTCCAGATGACCCACTAGGAACTGATAATTTTGCAACCTCTGTGGCAAGTTTAAATGGTTTTTTACCTCCACCAATAAAATTATATTTGTTTACGGTTGTATCTACATCTATAATTTTATCAGTTTTTATGTTATCTCTCAGAATTCTCATTACAGATTCTGATATTTCTCCATCAAATCTTCGATAAACTTCAGAGTTTGTAAATTGATTCGTCAGATATTCTTTACTTACAATATCTAAAGTAAATACTGCATTTTGTCTATCTGAAAAAATATTTCTAATTTTAGATACATATAATTCATCAAATTTTAATACATTTCCATAATTATCTTCAAACTCAAGTTCAACCTTTTCAAATCCAGATAATTTTAGTCCTTCTAGAACAGTTTTATTATTTGCAGCATTTCCAGTATCAATAATTGTAACAGAAACCGTTACTGTATGTTCTAACACACTCTCATAATAATCAAACAACACAACACCAGCAGACACATCACAAGAACCACTTCCTCTATTAGAGTAAATGATAAACTTTTTAATATTAGCAGATTGTGCTTCTTTATTTGCGGTCATGCTAGTGCCGATTCGATACTATTATCTATGTGTGCGGATCTTCCAATAGTAGGAATTTTTCCACCAGATCCAATAGTAGATGTAGATTTAATTCTCTCATGTATTGGAAGTATTACAACTTTCATTCCAGTAGACTCATATGATGCTTGTGATTTTATACTTTCTGGAGCATAAGATTTTTTATTTACTTTTGATATTTTTGCAGATGGTTTCATATCATGCATTTTATTTCCCATCTCATTCATTGCTTCAAAAGTTTCTCTTCCAAATAAACTAACTGCTTTTGAAGACATAACCATTTCGTTTTTATGAAGCATACCAACACCACCATCACCAGTATATCCACCTTTTTTAAAAGCAACATGCACATGATCATAATGAGCAGCATTTGTATTGGAAGGATCTCCACCAGCCCATTTAGATTTTGAAGGAGGACCCCAATGCGTTAAAGGAACTTTTTTACCCCCAGATATTCCAAATCCAAGAGGAGTATATATCAATTCTTGTACAGAACTTCCATATCTTTTAACAATTTCTTTTGCCAATGCAAGTTGTTGTGAAGTTCCCAGTCCTTTACTATCATTCGAAAAATCCATTGCTCTACCAACACCATGAAATCCTCTAGAACCTGGGCGATAAGATGAAAATAATGGTACTCCCATACTTTCAGCTAAAGATCTCACTGATTGCAAACTTCCTTGTTGAGATCCCATCTTCATATTTGGATCAATATTTCCACCAGTAGATGGTTTATATACCGTAATCGCTGGAGATCCTGAAGCTCTTTGTGCAGCGTTTAAATATGACTTGTAGGCACCACTTTTATAAACTGACCAGGCAGAAAATCCCTGACTTTCTTTTGTTTTTTTAGCAGCATGTGCATTAATTACGGGATCTTTTAACTGTTCATAATTCGAAATTCCAAATTGTTTAAGTCTTTCTGGTCCAAGACTATCAATCATATTAATTTGCCATAATCCATAAGAGTTATCTCCAGTAGCTCGATTATTATTATGTGCGTTCGAATTTCCACCAGATTCTGCCATAGCAATTGCAGCCATAATTACGGCATCAGATTGACTAAATCCAGCACCTTTAGCTAATCCAACAAGTTGTTCAATACTTATTTGACCCCTCGATAAAGTTCCAGCAGCGAGTTCTCCATCCATCCCCACAGTAGAATCTCCAGTAACAGATCCAGCAGGAGGTGTTTTTTCAGACTCTAGTTTAATAGAATTTAAAATTATATCAGATTGCCTTTCTACAAATTGTCTAAACATTCCAGCAACAGAATTTCCAACTCTTTCACCAAAATTTAATTTATCATTTGACAACATAGTAGGAACTATTCCACCATTAGCCATTGCTAAAATAGATCTTGCAGTATCATTAACTGCTATATCAGCATTTGCATCAATCAATTGCTGAATAACGGAACCAAAAGCATTTCCAACTCGGTCATAAAAATTTTTGTTTGGTTTTTGACCCATTACAAGATCAACACCAACGCCCATAATTTGTCCAAAAAATGAACTGTTTGGTTTTTTAAGCTCACTAGACGCAGTTGTTAAAACCCTCAAAGAGCTCATTTGTTGAGAATTTTTTGGATCCTCTGGATTAAATACTTTTTCTATTACATCTCTTCCACCAACATCTTTACCAATTTGAACTGGTCTTTCAGATATTTTGGGTGGTTTTGGTTTTGTTCGTTTAAATGTTCTTTGTATTTTTCCACCTACTTGCTTTCCACTTCGTGTAGATATTTGTCCACCCTTAGCACGTCCTTCAATTTTTTCAGGTCTTTGATAAGCAGTAATTGTTTCATATAAACTCACACCCAATTGGTCACCAATCAATCCACCTAGTAGTCCACCAATTGCAGCACCAGCACCAGCACCAATTAAATTACCAATAATTGGAACTACACTTCCAGCAACACCACCAACAGTACCACCCAGCCAAGTTCCAAGTGCTTGCCCAACTCCAGCACCAACTGCACCCGCAGTTGCTTTCCCTAAAGGTTCACGTAAAACAAAATATCTAAAAGCAAAATCAACTAAAGGTCCAATAATTGGAAATCTACCAAGTGCCTTAGTAGCACCACTAGCAATTTTTGCACCACCTTTACCAAAAGTTCTTGCTGCAAATCTATTAGCAGTTCTTCCAATTCCCCTTCTTCCAACTTGTCCTGCAGTTTGCCCATCTCCAGCAAGTCCAGAAATATTTCTGCGATTAAATAATCCTCTTGGTTGAAATCTTTTCTTAACTTCTTTAAATGCTTGTGAAGAATTTTTACCAGAATCTCTTAGTTCTTCATAATATCTTGCTGCACTATTACCAAATTTTCTTTCAATTAATTTTGCTTCTTTACCACGATTCAAATAACGATTGAGTCTATCATTTGCTGGTAATTGTTTCCCTCCACTAATACCTTTTTGATTACCAAATCCACCTTTTGGTTTCTTTTTACCCATTCCAAAATCAGTTCCACCTATGGTGGACATTCCAGCAATTATAGCAAGATTAATAAATGTGTTTAATTGTCCAGAGAATTGATCAAATGTTTTTTGGAGATTTTCCCCACCAATATTTTTGATAGTATCTCTAACTTTATCATAAACACCATATCCAATTTCAATAAAACTGACTAGTTTATCAGCCATTCCACCAATAAAACTTTCAATGAAAGTTATTGCTGGAGTTAATTTTTTACTGAACTCAATTATTTGTGGAAGATATTTTACTAATCTTACTAAAACAAATCCAAGTAAAGTGCTAGTGACAAAATTTTTAATACTATCAAGTAATCCCAGTCTTTTAGTGGGAATAGATAAACCTCCAGGGAGTGATTTATCTTTTTTTTGTTCTAAAATGTTCTCTTTTTTTACCCTTTTTTTATTTTCTAATTCTTTACTCTTACCAATTAGCGTTTTCTTTTGTAAATCTAAACTTTTTTTTAAAATATCTTCTATAGATATTACTTTTTCTTTTATTATTAAAATATCTTTGTTTAAATCTTTATTAGATTCTTGTTGCTCAAGTTCTTGAGGAACTGGTGCAGTATCTCTATACTGTACGTTCTTTGCAGGTACTAAAAATCGAGTAGCATTACTATAAGATGCCTTTTTATTTTCTTCTTTAGAAGATGGTAATAATTTTTTAGGATCTAATACAGCCATTTTAGTTTATACCACCTATACCGTATATTTGAATGTTATTTTTTCGATGAGAACTCATCATAAATGCAGGAAAATCTTCAACATCTCTTATAGCATTCATTCTAGTTCCAGAAGATTCTGTAGATTGTTTTACTACTGGAGGTAATGTAATAACATTAGATTTAGATCTTCCACTTGGTGGTTCTGGAATATATTGTTTAATATTTGGTCGTATATTAATATTTCTTTTTCTAAGATCAACTAGGGTATCACCAACACCACTTATCATTGTCATTGCATTATTAATAAATGGTACAATGAAAGGCATTTTTTGTGATAATGGTCTAAATGATTGTAAAGCAGCGTCTTTTATAGAAACTGAATTTATGTCATTAGATATTTGTAAATTAGAAGGTTTATTATTTGGTTGTGTTCTTGGAGGTTTGAGTGAAAATGGTTTAATAGAAGGTGCCTTTTGACTTGATTTTTTGTTCGCAGTTGGTACATTTTGTAAAGTATCTGAGGTATCACCAAACATTTTTGTTGGAGTTGTCAATTTTTTATTTTGATCCAAAGAACTTGCAACATTCACAACATTATTAAGACTCATCATGGATTTTTTATTAGCAACCTCAGGATTAAAAACAGATTTCTTGGCAGCCGCAGATGGTTTTTCTGGAACTAATGCCCCAACCATTCCACCACCAGCAGCCAATTGAATATTATTCACCATTTTAGGAACGTTAGTTCCTCCACCAGACTTGTTTAATCCTAAGAAGAAGTTTGCCCCATACTTATCAACTGCTGGTTTAGAGATAACAATCTCTCCAGGTTGAGCAGCAATCAACTGAGTATCTTTCCCAGCTCCAGCAATTCTAACACCAGTATCATCTGTGATAGTACCACCACTTTCAAATCCAATATTTTTAATTGGAGTAGGTTTCTGATAATCCCCAAATTTAGGGATCAATCCACCACCTCTAAACATATTAAATCCACGACTCTGTATTTGCTCTTGTGATAATTGTGCAGCACCTGGTCCTTTACCAGTTTTTGCAGTTTCTTGAGGTAATACTGTAGATGGATCAGATTTTTTATTTTCTTTTCTTGTTTTATCAACTTGTTGTGTAGATGCATAAGCACCAACTCCAGCAGCAATACTACCACCAATAAGAGCTGCTGTAACAGGATTTGCTTTTACAAAGTTGAGTAATTTTGGAATTGCAAATTTACTCAGTTTAAATGTTAATTTGGTAACTGTTCCGATGATAGATCTAACAAATCCACCTAAAGGAGTTGCAAATAATAAAAATGCTCCTAGTAATGCAGGCCACCAATCACCAATAAATCTAACTAAAGTATCAATTTTCTTTTTATTTTTTTTATCCGATATCCAATCTATAAATTTGACCATTAAACGGCCAAGCAAAGTCCAAACAATAAAATTAATTATTTTGTCAAGAATACTTTGGAATGGTGCTAAGACTTTTGATGCTAATGTTTTTAACTTGTTATCTCTTTTCTCTAAGTCTTCTTCCCTTTTACCCCTTTTTAAATTTTCACCAATTTTTCTTTGATTCTCTGCATCTTTTTGAATCAATTTATTTTGAGATGCAAGAAGAGAGGCAATAGAAATTATAGAATTTTTTATTGCTTCAATATCTTTTTTTATTGAACTCCCAATATTTGCAGATTCTTTAGAAACATCAGGTACAGAAACTTTTCCAGCAAGAAAATATTGCTGTTTAGATACTCTTATTGGACCAGTTGTTCCAATATTATCTGCATTTATTTTTTTACTTCTTACTTTAAATCTACCAACCTTTCCCTTTACTCTTTTAAATTCATCTTGCAATAATATCTGTTCTTCTCTGGGGATTTTTTTATCCCCCATACTTATTGTTACTAATTTTTCTTTTAGAAGACTTAAATAAGTACCATAATCAATATCAAAAATATCTTGTATCCCAAGTATTTTTAATATTCTTTCATCAATTTCCTCATTAACTAAGTCTTCTTCTTTAGTACCTTCATATAAAGTTAATGCACCAGAAGGATCTAGAACATTACTTTTAGATTGTTCTTTAGGTGGAACTTCTTTTGGTATTTTTGTCTTTTTACTTTTATCATTTACATAGTAATTCCACAAAAATAAAATATACTGGTCACGTAAACTAAAATCTTTATTGGATTGTGGATTTTGTACAGACTCAATTGGTGCTGGATAATCCTTATCAGACGCCAAATATGCGTTAATAAAAGTATCTGCTACTTTATCTGCCTTCACACCAAAGTTATTTTCAATTAAATACTTGCTCACTTCCATTCGTTGAGCAAGTATTTTTTTATATTGCCCAGTTCTACTCGCTACAATAGTAGATATTGGCCAAAATTTATCTATAAACTTTGGTTTATTAGCCGACATTTTGTTGTTGTTTAAGTTTTTCTTCTTCCAAATGAGCCTTCAATAAAGTAACGTAAATGTCCCGTTCCCACGGTATCAAATTTTCAATCTCTGTTAATGAATATTTATGATATTGAATCAAAGAAAAATTCAACTTATAATAATTCTCCAAGTCCATATGGACTAGAGCTATACGAAAAAACTTGACAGGCCCTCCAGTACGACAGTACTTTCAACACCAGTATTTGGATTGGTAACTTTAATTTCATGAGAAAGTTTTGGCATCGTATCAAAGAATTCTTCAATCATTTTAAATTGAGAAGAATTCATTTGATCTAGAAATTCAACAATTTCTTTTTTGGTTACATCAGAAGAAGACCATGCTTCATTTTCCGTATAAATTTTATCCACACAAGAAGCAACTAAATCAAAAGATTGCTCCATATTACTATTACCAGTAAAGTCAAAATTACTCTTAATAAATTGATCCAATGAAGGATATTTCATTTCCATCATTATGGAATCATCAATTTTAATCTGTGTTTTGTGCTTATCATTTTTTTGCACTTGAATATCATCAATATCAATAGTTACAGGAACTGTAGTCTGTTCATCATCAGGACAAATAATATTTACTTCAAGTTCTTCACCAACCGACTTTCCACGAATATTTAAAAACAAATATTCAATATCAAATGTTGGTAATGATTCTACCTTTATATTTTTTGTAAGTATACAGTTTTTAATAACTGTTTTAATTGCTGTCGTAATTTGTTTAGTATCTTCACTCTCCAATGCTAAAACTAATAGTTTTTCTTCTCTTACTAAAAATGGTCTATATTGTATAACTTGACTAGTAGAAGGCAATTCCAACTCATATGTTGGGGCAGAAATTTTTGGTAAAGGCATAATCTCCTATAAAATTCAGTTACTTTATTTATTGTGTTTTTGAGATCTTATACATCATCATATATTTGCGATAATGTAGATCTACCATCCTGTATAGCAACAGTTCTTGGAATATCAGTTCCTCTTGATCCATTTAACTGAACTGTTGTAGTTCCAGGTGGAACATCTGGATTTCCAGTTGAATTTGGATTTCTATCAGGAACTGTTGTCTCAGCAACAGTTGTTAAATCATCAACAGCATATCTAGTATAAGAAAAAGATACAGTAACTTTTAATAAAGAAGAAGATTCATAAGATACTGGAATAGAATTTAAACTCACTGGAAATGCATCTACAAAATTATAGATTAATAATGGTGATTGAGATGATCTACCAGTGCCATAATCTCTCTCATATTTAACAATTTGTATAATTGATTTATAGAACTCTGGATATTGTATTCTAGATATCGATGCGGAAGAAAGTTTATCATTAGCAGAAACTCCCTGAATATATTGCTCATTTGCAATATATCTCATCCATGCCTCAAAAAATCTAATTTGATAATAGTTACTATCTTGAGTCACATAAAATGTAAAGTCTGCCCTATCATCATATAATCTCCTGTATGCATGTTTTTGGGTTATCCCCATATAATCATTATTAATATCAATTGTTGCAAATGATGATCCTGGTAATGATGCCTCAGAACAAGATAGTTCTAATAATTCATTATCTACTGGTTTTCCTATTTGTTTTTCTATGAATGACAAAGCAAACCCCTTATCCCCAGATTGTCTAGGAAAAGAGGCTTTACCTGGTGGAGCAATTATAACAGAATAATTAGATGTTAAAGCAGGCTGCAATAGTCTACTTTTTATTCTAGACATTGATACCCCAGGATTTATCGCTGGAAGACTTTTACCCGCCATCTATAAATATTTTTACTATTATATACTATGTAGTTAATTTATGAATGAAAGCATAAAAAGCAAATACCGACCATCAAACCCACAAAAATATAAAGGAAATCCAAATAATATTATTTGTAGAAGTAGTTGGGAACGTAAATTTTGCAAATGGTGTGACTTGAATGAAAATATTTTAGAGTGGGCAAGTGAAGAATTTTTTATCCCCTACATATCACCAATTGACCGAAGAGTTCATAAGTATTACCCAGACTTTATAGTAAAAATGAAAGATAAAACTGGAACTATAAAAACTTATGTAGTTGAAGTCAAACCAAAAAGACAAACCGCTCCACCAAAAAGAAAATCCAGAATAACCAAATCATTTTTATATGAAGCCCAATTGTATGAAGTAAATAAAGCAAAGTGGAATGCCGCAGAAGAATGGTGTAAAGATAGACTTCTAGAATTTAAAATTATAACAGAAGATGATTTAGGTATAAAGTAATGTCTAAAAAAACTCTGTTCGAAGAACTTAACGAAGAAGTAAACTTAGAAGGAAAAGGAAAATCTCCATTTTTCTATCGAAGAGCTTTTGCACGGTTATCAGAAAAATATAAAAATGACCCACAAAGACTAATATTAGATGAGCAAAAAGATAATGGTAAAGAAGAAGACAAAGATACAAACGTATTAAGAAGAATTCCAAAAGTTGGACATTTGATGATGTTTGAATATGAAGCATCTTCAAAAAATTTAAAGTATTTTGATAAAAATCCTTTAGTTTATATAATTTCAACCTCAGGAAATTCTTTTACTGGAAGTAATTTACATTATATTGATCCACCAAAAAGACAAATAATAACAGAAAATTTAATGGGAGGTAGATTGAATTTACCATATAGTTCTGTGTCTAAATATAATATAAATCAAATTAAAGGTTTATTATTAGATGTAGCATTTGATGAATGGATAACTGCCATAAATATACCAATTGAATCTTTTGTATCAATAAAAGAAGGCAAAGAAAAATCCATTTTAGTAACTGATGTTTGGAAAGACACTAACAAAACATTTAAAAAAATGCTAAGAGGAGTAAGAACTTATAAAGGATATGGTAAAAATGATTTAGACTTTAGGGGGAATTAAAAATGGCAGGAAATTTTAAATGCCCCCAAGGTCAAATTTGTAGTAATGAATTTGGAACTAGAACTGGTAAAGACACTACAAATGGATTTTATAGAACTTCAACTGCAATATCCCAACAATCTGGTGGAGCAGCAGTATCTGGTGGAACTACAACACTTTATTATTGGAAACCTGCAAATGTTTCTGGACAAATAACTTTAGCTGGTGTAGTAACAAATAAAGGAAGTTGGGTTCCAGCAGCAAAAACCTCTGATGGTCAAACTTGGGAATTATTAAAAGATTCAGATGGAAAACCTGTTTTAGGAACAGATGCCGCAAATTCATTAAAAAATTCAAACGGTAATTTAAATAAAAACACATCAGTACAAGTAACTAGGGCATTAGAATCTAGTGGTATAACATCAAAACAAGAACAAACTAGAGTTATAACTCCACCAGCATCATCAAACCCAGCAGACTCTGCCGCTACTGGTGGTGATGTAGCAAATCAAAATGATCAAGATAACACATCAACTCCTGTAGATTTGTCTGGAATAGCAAATTTAAATTTTGAAGGAGTAGGACAAAGAGATCAATATGCAGATTATAAATACCCATTAAATCAAGGATCACAACCAACAGATTATATTGTTTTTAAAGCATTTAAATATGGTGGGAGAGATGTTAATGGTGCAAGTGGTAATATTTTCAGCTTTAAAGAAAGAGATTTAAAGCAAGAAATAAAAGGATCAGTAAGACTCCCAATTCAACCTTCAGTTACAGATCAAAATGGTGTTAAGTGGAATGAGGGTACAATAACACCATTACAGATGGGAGGTGCAAATCTAGCTTTAGGAACCATAAACGGCGGTGCAGAAGGTGCTACAGCAGCATTAGAGAATGCTTTAAGAACGACACAAGATGGTGAAGTGTCCTCACAAATAAAAAACTTTGTTGCATTATATGCAGCAGAACAAGCAGTACAAACAAATTTAGCAGCAAGATTAACTGGTGCGATTGTAAACCCAAACTTAGAACTACTATTTGATGGTCCTACTTTAAGACCTTTTACATTTAATTTTAAACTATCACCAAGATCAATACAAGAGGCAGAACAAGTAAAAGGAATTATTAGATTTTTTAAACAAACCATGGCAGTAGTGACTACACCAAAAGATTTGTTTTTAAAAGCACCTTGTGTTTATGAAATATCATATTTTTATCAAGGAAAACCACACAAAGGAATTAATAAAATAAAAAAATGTGCATTACAAGCATGTAGTGTTGACTACACTCCAGATGGTTCTTATATGACATTTAATGAAGATTTTATGGAAAATGGAGACAACAAAAGTCATTCAATGTTTTCATATAATCTAAGTTTACAATTCATGGAACTTGAACCAATATATGCAAAAGATTATGACGACTCTTCTAAAGAAATAGGTTACTAAAAATGGCATTCTATTTTAGAAACGTACCCGATTTTGAATATGTAAGTAGATTTCCAGGAAAGAGAAATCTTAATGACTATGTTCCTGTAAAGAATTTATTTAAAAGAGGGAAGATAAGAGACGACATATTTGGTAACTTAAAATATTTTACAAAATATAATATTATTGGAGATGAACGCCCAGATAATATCGCTAAAAAAATATACGATGATTCCACATTAGATTGGGTAGTTTTATTATCAAATAATATATTGAATGTATATAATGAATGGCCAAAGACTCAATATGCCTTTGACAAATATCTTTTAGAAAAATATGGTTCTTATGAAAATATTTACTCAGGAATACATCACTATGAGACCATAGAATATAAAACTTCAGATTCAATTACAATTGTCCCTTCTGGAACATTTGTAGATGAAGGATTTTATAACGCACCAGAATACACAATAGAATTAAATAATGATATAGAATTACCAGAATCTATATCTGGAGAGCAGGCATTAGCATCATCAACAATAAGTAATTCAAGTATTATAAATCTCAATTTAATCTCTGCAGGAACTGCATACGATGAAAGTGTGCAGGTATATATTGAGAATCCTCCTCAAGGAAGAGTCGCAATTGCAACTGCAGTCTTATCAACAGTTTTAGGTGAGAGAGAAGTTGCTTCAGTCTCAATTGTAGACTTTGGTAGAGGATATACTTATCAACCATTAGTATCTTTTACTCCTCCACCACCAACCATACCACCCGAATTTAACGTCACTATTGGTGCTGCAGGAACAGTAACCTCAGTTTCTATAGGCAATTCTGGAGAAGGATATACATTTTTACCTATATTAGAGTTTTCTTATCCAGAAGATATTATTAGTAATGCTATATTCTTAGGTGAAATGCCTTCACAAACTATCAATACTGGTCTTGAAGGTATGTACATCTCTCCAGATGGAGACAGAATGTATACTGCCCATGGAGCGTCTGGTTATACTCAAGGAAGAATAGAACAATATACACTATCATCACCATGGGATATTACTACTGCATCTTATGTTGGAACATATAATTTAACCACTGGTGTAGCATTTACATATGCAACTGGTGTAGAATTTAGTCCAGATGGAACAAGAATGTATGTTTCTGGACTAACATCAAGTGGATATAAAATTGCCCAATATACTTTAGGAAATCCTTGGTTATTAACATCTGTAATTTATAAATCCAGCGTATCAGTATCAACCCCAGCTGGTGTAAGATTCCAAGATAATGGAAGATCTCTGTTTATTCTAGATGGAGAATCTCCAGATACAATTAGAAAATATTCATTATCTGTTGCATGGGATATTACGACATTATCACCGATACAAGTATCATCATTAAATATATCAGCAATAACCAATGATTTTAATATTTTAGGATTCAATTTTAATGATACTGGTAAAGATTTATTTGTTGGTGGTTCAAATACAGTATATGCATTTTCTTTAACTACTGCTTGGGATATTAGAACTGCATCTCTAGTAACAAGTTTAGATTTTTCTTCAAAAGATACATTACCTCAAGATGTTTTTATAAATTCTGCAAGAACTAGATTAATAATTTCTGGATCTTCAACTAGAAAAGCATATGGATATAATATTGACTTACAAGCAAGAGGATATGTAACACTAAGTGGAGAAAATATAGGTAGTTTTGTACTAACCAATCCAGGTGGAGGATATTCTGAACCACCAACAATTTCAATACAACCACCAATTCCAGCAAGAACAACTCAAGGATATGCCCTTTATGCGGATGGAAAGGTAAATCAAATAGTAATTACGGATCCAGGATATAATTATAGACAACCACCTCAAGTCACAATACAAGCACCATTAGATCCAATTCCAGCTTCTGGAAGAGCACTAGTTGAAGATGGGGTAATCATTGATTTAATACTTACAAATACTGGAAGAGGATATGAAACAGCACCACAAGTAACAATTAGTCCTCCTGGAAATATATACGAACCACAAGTAGATGAATTATTTGAAATTAATGGTCAAATATGGAAGTATAATGGATTTAACTGGTACAGAAAAATATCAGACGGAGTTCAATATTATGATAGAAAGGAACAAAAAGTTATAGAAATTGAAGGTGATAAAGTATCAAAACCAGTAACAAACTATGATTATGAGATAGAGTTAGAAGAGAAAAAAAGATCAATCTATGTTTTAAAATCAGATTATTTAAGTATAGTATTTGACGATATTGAAAATATCATGACATATAAAAAAGGTTCTGAACAATATTTGTCCAGAACCCTTAAGAGAGGTGATAACCCTAGATATTACGATTAATCAACTTTCTGCAAGTTTTTGAAAGTAACTCATAGCATCATCATCCTCATCTTCACCGTAAGATGAACTAGAAGAACTAGAAGAACTAGAAGAAAGAGAACTTAGTTGAGAACTAAGGTCTTCGGGAAGTTCGGAAGTCTGACGACGAGATTCAAAGTTAGGAGTATAAGAACCGCGAGAGTTGTCTTCATCATCAACCTCTTCATCAACAGGACGTTGAGCAGCAGATTTTTGACCAAGGACATACTTAAGACGCTTTTCAAGTTCTTCGTATGTTTTAAATTCGGTCGGAGCAATCAATTGATTAAGGGAATATTCCTTTTTCCAAATTGCTTCCATTGCTTCATCATCATTCAGAAGAGGTTCTGGGCGATCAAACTCAGACTTATCATAGTTCCAGTAACCATCAACCTTACGGATTTTCAACTTAAAGTTTGCACCTTGCCAAAAATCAAAGGGGTTGATAGGGGTCTCATCTTCAAATTCAGGTTGCATTGCTGCCATAATCTTATCAAAGATTTTTTTACCATACTTGAAGAGAAATACTTTACCTTCATTGGCGGGATTTGCAGGATCCTTAACTACGTAAATGTTAGAGTAGTAAGATAGTTTACGCTTTTGCTTACGAACAGTTTCTTTATCTTTGTCACTACCACTGTTCCACAATTCACGATTGTATTCAGAAACTGGATCCTTTTGTCCAATAGTAGTGAGCGAGTTTTCAATATACCATCCACCAGGACCTTGAAATCCATGGGCATACATTTTTACCCACGGAAGATCTTCACTTTCAGGAGAAGGTAGGAATCGAACAACTGCGTACCCATTACCAGTCTTATCCATCTCTGGTTTCCAGAGACGATCATCAGCACCATTAGAAGATGTATTCATCTTCTCCATCTCTTTAACAAGTTTTTGTGTAAGAGAACCAAGAGAAGATTGTTTTTTAAGATCAGAAAAAGACATTAGATTACCTCAGATTAAGTTAGATTTGGCCTTTGGGTGCCCGTTAGGGCATCTGCGGTGGGCACTAAACCAATATATTGCAGATGCCCGTCCATGTCAAGTGTTTTCAAATTTACCAATTTGTTCTTTCATTTTTTCAATCAAAGTTTGCATATTAGTGAAGATCACATTCATATCAACATTTGCTGGTAGTCCCATCATAACAGCAGACTTTGATATATTTTCTTTCATCTTTTTTGCTTCTGGATCATCAGATAAAGATAATCTGGTATATAAGACTTTTTGTTTATCCAATAACCTTTGAAGTAAATCAACATGTTGCATTTTACCTTTATGATCCATTTGGTAAAATTTAAAAACACTATTATAAAGATCTTCTTGTAGTTCAGAAATTTCTACCATCTCTGCACGAACTACATCTGATTCAAAAAAACTCATAATACACACTCCTTTAAAATTTTTCTATACTTAAATATATCAATATTTAGAAACGAAGAATATTTTTTTATCCTAGCAGATATAAATTTCCACACAGGATCATTTAATTTCTTATCAAAAACTTTTACAAATCCAAAAATTTTATCAAGTATAATAAAAGTTTCTAAGGAGATATTATTTTGCAAATGTTGCTTTAATATTTGTGGATGAGATGATCCTTCTACAAAAAACATCTCATCAAAATTATTTTTATTAAATATATTACTTACCTGTTCTTTAAAATGATATGAAAGGGATTGTTTCTTTTTTTCCCAATCAACGTATCTAGTTTCACCTTCTCTAATTATTTCTCCAATCCATAACGATTGAGGATCATCACAAGAAACAAAATTGGCAACAAAAAAATTTATAACTTCCTGATCACTCTTTTGTCTAGATAATTTTTCAAACCAATATCTATCCTTCCTTTTATAGAAGGATTGTAGCGTAGCTCTACTTTTACCACAATACTTATGATAGTCGTAACTATCTTTAGTAAAGTGATTTTTTAAAGCAAGATATGTTTTATAAACATCAAAAGGTGTCATAATATAAATTAAAAATTAAAAAATTAACTTAGCCCTGGAAGTTCTTTTTAAGAAATTAAGTTCCATTGCATCATACTTAATTTTTTCTTTTAATGGTTTAGATATAAGTTTAGGAACAGATTCTAAATCAATACTATTTTTATCACAAAAATGAATAATAGCATCAATATAATTCATATCATTATTATGATGAACTAATGCTTCAATTTCTTGTGCGAATTTAGTAGGACAGAAAAACTTATTTTCTAATACTTTTTCAAATTCTTTTTGTTCTAAATTACTTTTTGTTTGTTTATCAGGTTTCATATGTTCCCAATTTGTATTGAACAAACTCTCTAATATACTGTATGAGTAGTTTGATGTATTTTTCTTTGTCGTATTCTTCATAAACAACACATTCTCCATTTTCACAAGACATAATGATTACCAATTTTTTAACGGTAATTCCAGTTAACTCATAAAGCATACATGCATATGCTACACATTGAACAAAATAGTGTTCAATCCATTCTCTAGGTTTAGGTTTTTTTGAGGTTTTAAAATCAATTATTGCCAATTCTCCATTAAATTCAGCAATACAATCTACTGTTCCCGCAACACCTAATACTTTACTGTAAAGAGAAGACTCTAGAGCATGAATATTATTTATCTTATTTAATTCTGGTTTAGCAATTTTAAATAAGAAATCAGATAAAGGTTGAACTTTAGGAAGTTCTTGATCGTTAATCAAATAATGTTCAACTAAAGTGTGCATATCAGTCCCGCGACTGGTTGCCTGCTTAGTAATTTTATCCGCCTTTTCTTCACCAATTTTTTTACGCCAGTTAGCAAAGAACTGGCGATTTTTATGACTGGTAACTGAAGTGATAGAAAATAATTTTAAAAGTTCATTTCCATCAGGTATTTTATAATAACGAACACCATCTATATTCTCCCGTTCTAATTTGGGGAGATCCAATTCAATATGTTTAAACATTAAAATCCTAACTCAGTTTTTGCAATAATATATTCTTTACACAGACCTGAACGAACAATATCCTCTACACCAAATTCAATGATGTCAAAAGAAGGCATTACTCGTAAAATCTTCATAAAATCAATAATACCATTACGCTCATTTGTTTTTACAAGATCCGATTGAGTCGCATCTCCACAAAAACAAATTTTTGTATTTTCACCAACACGAGTAATTATACTATCAAGTTCATGAAAATTCAAGTTTTGAAATTCATCAACTATAATAATGGCATTATCTAATGTAGTTCCTCGAAGAAATGATGTTGACCAAAAACTTATAGTTCCTTGTGTCTTTAAGTTGCCATATAACATCTCAAATTCAGTATCACTTGGAAGTTGGAACATGTATTTAACCATGTTCTTATAAGGAATTTGATACAGAGAAGATTTATCTTCATGATCTCCAGGAAGAAATCCAATTTCTCTGGTAGCAACTAATGAACGAACGATGTATATCTTTTCATAAGGAGAATGTTCTTTTAAAACATCTTTCAATGCATTATACAAAGTGATAAATGTTTTACCAGTTCCAGCAGCACCATATGCCACAAGATTTTTACTTTCACTATATGAAGAGAATAATTTTTTTTGATTCTCTGTTAAAGGATCAATATCTAAAAGTAATTCCGTATTAACAGGTTTTTTTCTTTTCATTTGTTTTGCAGTCATACCAACACCTATTGGTTGATGCTCATCAGTTCTTCTTCTTCTTGCCATTAGATTTTCTTAACAAGGGACTTGGGTGCTTTAGATGCTTTTTCTAGGACTTCATTCCATCCAGGATGTTTTTTAATAAGTTGATCTTTCCATTCTCCAACTTCTCCAAAAGATGCACATCCTTTAGACCAATCTCTAGTCCATTCTGGATTATCTTTATACCATTGAGTAATGTCATGTACACTCATCTCAATGATCTTTTTTTCCCCAGTCTCGTTATTAATGATAGGATAAATCGCCATAAGTTACATTAATTTACAGTAATATTTATTTTAATTTTATTCGATCAATATAGTAGAAGCATCATCACATTCAATACAGTCTATACATTCAGAAATATCTGGATTTTTATTCAAATATTCTTTCAATTCATCTTCACTAAAAATGACTTTAAATATATGACCAGTTAAATGGTCTTTTAAACACCAGGTTTTCATAGTTCCTCAGGGTGACAATCTTGCTTTGTGTAAACGCTTTTCTTCATAATATTGCCAAACACTTGGAGACCATTTTTGAAGTTCTGGTGCAAATGCATCGCATAGTGCTTGAATTTCAAGTTGAGCATCAAGTTTTGAACGAAGATCCATAAAGTGAAGTACAGAACGTAAATTAAAAGATACTACAAAGTTCTGACGAATTGCTTGGGGAAGATAATCACGAATATGCTCTTCACACATTCCCTGATCATAATACTCAGCATACTCTTCACACTCACTCAGAATACGCCCCAGTTTGCGTTGACGGTTCTCAGCAGTCCATTCATACTTCTTACCTTTACGATTAGTATAGAACCCCTCAGGGCGAACGTAGAAGACTTCTTCAACATCAAGTTCACGCTTGGCAACTTTAACTACACGCTTACCAGTATAACGTTGCGATTGAACATCCCAAGTAGTTCCAATTCGGTGAGTTCTTGCTTGAACAATTACGTTATGAACAAAACCAGAACAAGAGAATGTAATTTGAGGATGCTCTAGAGGACCCCAATGCCCACGCTCATTCGCAAGAAGTTGTTCAACAATCCATTCCCCACACTCTTGCTGACTGGGAACTTTTACGTTATGAATTGGAACTTCCGAGTAATCACCTTTTCCTGCTTGCCATATTACCTGTTCAGGAATGGGATATCCTTGAAGTTTTACAACTTCAAGTCTTTTATCAAGTTCGAGTAAATCTTTTGCTTTAATAGGTTTCATAAATTTAAAAATTTTTTGTATTAATATTTACCAAGTAATAAAATCAATCATCATATTCTTCAAATACTTCATCATAATCACCAAACACTGATGAAGAAAATTGTTGTTCTTCAACTACATCTTCCAAAAGAACTTCTTTCTTCAATGAATCAATTAATAATTCCATATTACTAATGATTAATTTTATTCTTTCTTTGTCCATAAAGATTCAAATCTTTTTTTCATTTTACATAAAAAAAAGGAGGATGTCAATCCTCCTTTAAAAATTATGCAATCTGTGGTTGTTTTGCCATATTTAATTGTGCATCTTTGAGAAGTTTTTCCTTCTTTGCTTTTTTCTTAAGATAGCGAACGAAGTAAGTATTCATTTTGCTTTACCTCCCTGTACCTTTTCCATGGAGAATTTGTTTCCATTTTCATCTACCCAGAACATTGCTCCACGATAGATTTCTACATGAGGTTCTCTTTTCAAAGTTTGATTTGGACGATCATTGGTGTCATATTCAACACCACGATATACGACTTTAGACATTAGGTTTCTCCTTAATTTTGAGGCTAAAGAGCGTTCCTTCAGTCGGCTTTTGCGTCTACTTTACACTCTTTTGGGGAGATTTGTTTAACCTCCCAAATAAGATCGTTACGAGTTTGTTTCGGCATCTCTGCTTTGTAAACTCGGGTGGAAATCAGTTGTGCTTGCAAGCAAGTAAGGATGAGTGCTTCCATAGATGAACGATCCGTTCCGAGTCGGCTTACTTCCGTTCGCTATTCGCAAATAGCGAATGAACGTGGGCACACTATATACCCATTGACTTATATAGTCAAGTTCTTTTGTAAAATATTATACAATTATTAGATCAGATAACGTTTTGGACTTATATATAAAAAACTTTTCACATTCTAAATAAAATTTTTTTTGTTTTTCTTTAGGAAGATCTGCTGGATGACACTCTTCATGTTGATTAGAATATAAATCTAAAATTAAATTTTTATACTCATTATTAATTTTTTTCACAATAAGTTTAGTATCATTTGAAAAATTATAATCAAATATATTATGCAAATAATATAAATGCTCTAATGGCAATGGATGACCTTCTTTATAATTCTTATGTATAATTTGTTTATCATTAATATTTTTTATTCTGAGATCATTTTCCCATAAAACTTCATAATAACTAGGATATATTTTATCAATTATACTTTGATAA